AGCATAAAGAGTATCAGGGTTAATGAAAACAGGAACTTTAAATGTAAAATCGGTATAAGTTGATGGATCCAAATGATGTGGATTATCAGATACGTTAACTTTATCAGGAGTTAATGTTACAATACCATTGTCCAATGATATACCATTAGGATATCCATTTAGAGTACCAACTAAAGTTAATGTTATTGGTGTGTTTGTTTCTGTTGGTTTCGATTGAAAATATACTCTAATAGAACGAAGGAATAATCCATTTGGAAAATTAATTTTATCAAATTGGAAAGTTTGAGCTAAGGGGTCACCGCCTCCGCCACCATCACCGCCACCGTCACCGCCACCGTCAGACCAACCACCCCAAGTACCGGGATCAGGTGGTGGAGGAGGATCAGGAATAAATTGAGATGATTGAGCAATCAGTCGATTATCAATAAATGCGGTAGATACAAAAGTATTTCTTGCAGAATCAACAGAAGGTGCAAAATTTAATGCTTGTGAAGTTGTAGATAATCCAGAAGCAGTAAATGTTGCTGAAGCATAACTTGTAGCTGTAGTTTCTAAACTATCTACATATCGATTATCAACTTTTAATATTCTTTGGCCATTTTGAAATACTCCTGCTGGCACGGAGAATCTGAAAACTAAAACTCCTCCTTCAGAAGAACAAATTTTTGGTGCTTTTCCTGTAGCCAAAGATTTAACATAATTATCTGCTGTTCCATGAATTCTATAAGATGTTTGTAAAGAAACATTTTTGGTAGCATTAAATCCTGCTGTAATATTTACAGCAGTTGATAGTGTTGCAATTTTTGTTGTTCCATCATACGCAGTAATTTTTGCTTCATAATATTTAACTTCTGTGCTGTCATTTGTAGTTAAGTATATGTCAGAGCCAGTATAAAAATTATTTGTATTCGAACATAAAGCACTCAGTCTAATTTGAGTCACATTTGTAGTTACTGTTCCGCCACCAGAAATAGCCGATGATGTTCCATTTTGTGGTGCAGGATTTAGTCCTGTAGGATACATTGTAACACCATTTATTGTTCCTGCTTTTGGTGTTCCTGATGCTGTCGTTGAAGCATATTGACCGGCTGAATTAAATTGAGCATTTTGCAATCTAGAAATTGTTCTAGCTGTCATTGCACGATCAGATATCCAAGCATAAAGTCTTGTTTTATTTGTGTTATCGTAATTGTAAACATCTAAAATCGTACCAACAAATGTCCAATTACCTGAATTTAAATAACCTAATAAATCTCCAGCTTTAAATTTTCCTGAGACATTTTCCAATTCAACAACAGCTGGCATTGAAACATACTTATCAATTCTAACATTATCAAAAAATGTTTTCATTGCAGTACTTGTTCTCAATCCTTCTGCTTTGACAAAAATATCTTGAGGTCTTATGTAAGGTTGCATAGCCACACTTGTTATGTAACCATTGTCATTGACATAAGAAGATGGCAATTTAGACCAATAACCAGTAACAGTTTTTTGATCGAAATCTGCGTATGTGGATGTTGTTATCGTTGTTCCGCCTCCTCCTACAGAAGAAGCTGTTGTTGAAAATTGTGTTCCTGGAATTTGTTGCCAATTACCAACATTCAACACATTTAATGATTCTGATTGTAGGAACAACTGCATCGATGGGTCGACCATTAACAAATCAGGTTGTTTTTTATTGTCAACCCAATTGTCCATTGGTGGTACCAATTGCATATTTCCATTAAAGAATGTTTGTCCGTATGTGTTAACATTAAGGACACCACTTGCAAATCTTTGATTAATTACGTTTCTAGAAACAAATGGTAAAGAAAACATATTAGTACTTGGTTCAATTTTGTGATACCCAAATCCTAATGATGCAAGTGTGCTAGGACTCAAATTACCAATAGAATTTAAAATTACAGAAGATTGTAATGGATAATTTGTGACTAATTGTGAAGCAGACATTCTTTTCAACAATACATCAACGGAACAATTAAAATCTGCATTGTTTGAATCTAATGTTGAGAATGATGAAAAGTCATCAACAAGAATACCATTTTTAAATCGATTTAATCCATTAGAATCTGGAACTTGTAAAGTTGAAGCCTTCTGTTCTAGCAATGATAGGCTAGTATAATATTCAATGTTATTAACACGATTTTCTATTCCACCAATATCTTTCATCGTAAAGCGTTTGTGTGATCTTCTTTGTATAGAAAGATTTGGTAAAACTCCTACAGGAGCTTCACTTGGTATAAAAGCTGTGTATGGATCATGTGTAAGTTCTGCTAGAACCAATGCGCCGTCAGGTTCAACAGGAAATATAGGATTTTTTGCTGGAACGCCTTCAATAATTGTAAATGCAGAATCTTTTGTTAATACCATAATATCTTTTCTTCCAAGATAGTATGAATAATCACATAAGAAGTTTGTTGTGTATTCTGGTATAAAAACTCCAGTATCATCCGTTAAAGGATTTCCTGTTGTTTCAAAAAGTCTATTGGCTGTTGCATTTAATCTTGATGGTCTGAAATCTAAACAATCTCTTAAATTATATTCTTTACCATCTTTTGATTTGTATACAGGAATGCTTCCATAGTTCTCTGGACTTGTTGATACTGGATTTAAATAAGACATTCCACTAAAATAACCATCACCGCCAGAATGTGAATAGTAATCAAAAATTACTAGTATGTGACCCTTTGGTTGAGCAAAACCAGGTCTCAATCTTATGTTGGCGTGTTCATAAGTATTATCTCTTTGTCCATTATCTAAAATATAATTGTTTGTAGCATCAAAAGTTGGATTAGATAACATAGCCAAAGTGGCATCTGTGTTTTTATCTCTTGTATCAATAATCTTTACAATTCGTTTTAGATCTGTTACATATAACGATTGTGCTTGGCCAGGAGTAACAAGGTCTGAATTTTTAATGTATACTTGACCTCTTGTCAAGTCTACGAAAGTGTTGGATATTGTTCCACTTGTTCCTGTTATCCAAACATTCGATGTATTACCTGTTATTAAATTTTTAGAACGAACAACTTTGGTTGTATCATCACCATTCGTTACACTCATTTTGGCAACAATAGAAACAGCCATATTTGTTGGCACATTAACTGTATCGCCAGCTGTCAAAGTTAATGTATTTTTATCCGAAGATATGGAAATTGATCTTCCATTTCCGGTAAATGGTATAATATCTCCTACTGCGTAAGTTGCTGAAGGATTTCCAACACAAACGATGGTATAGTTCTGTTGTATTGATGAATCTGATAATGTTCCTGTTCCACCACCAAAATCCATTATGCTTTGCGAACCTATTGGCAACGTGATTTGTAACTGTGCTACACCAGAAACATTTGAAAAACTCTTATTTCTAAAGACTTGTGTTGTTGAGAAAGAAGTGTCACTAAGGCTAGCAACATATCTATTACCAATTTCATATATTAGTTCTGGACGGCCAGCATCTTGTACAACAGTTTTTCCAGAAAGCACATTATTAACTTTACCTTCTGTGCTTACATCTGCTTTGCTCTTAATCTGTATATTGCCTAATCCACTAATCGTTGTATTTGCTAAAGAATCTGCATCATGAATTCCATATTTCAATGAAATTTTTGATGTTGTGTCTGGAGGTATGGAGAATCTTTTGTTTACAGTAAATGTACAAGTTGTTGGATCATATTCTGTAATCTCTCTAATATCACCAAATGATGTTCCTGAATCAACCGACAATGTAACGCCAGCATAGGCATTTGCTACATTAGAAAATTTTCTACTTGGATTTTCTAGAGTTATTGTTTGTTGTGTTGCGGAAATTACATTTGCAGCTAAGACATTTGTTGAAACATCAGTTATAAATGCTTTATAAACAAAAGTTGAAGAATTTTCAGCATCCGAAGCACGATCAAAACTTAAATTTCTAACAGTTGCAGTACCAATTTTTGTTGAATTGTATATATTGGTATTTGAAGCATAAATGTTTGCGGTAGGTACACAATGCAAATCAAATTGCTGTAATGTTGATACATCAAATAAACCTTTTACCGTATTGATATATAAAAAGTTTCCATAGTCTATGTAAATTGGATTATTTGATGCGGATTCTGTAGTTCTTGCTCTTCGACTATCAATAGACAATGCTATTTCACCTTGAGATTCAACACGATACCCCTTAATGTATGCAACACCAGGACCAATGTCCATTTTATACAATGCAGAATTTGCTGTATTGGATGTTGGATTTAAAGAGAAATCACTTACAATAAAATCACCATTGGTATCATAAGTTCTCTTTGCGAGATAATCATCTATTGCAGAATAAACTGTGGAATCTGTTCTTTTTTGAATTTTTCCGTTTTCGACTCTGAGAAGTTCAATAAAATTATCATCATTTCCTAATTCTATTGGTTTTGACACCAATATCAATTCAATTTTATATCGATCAGCTCCTGGTGCTTGATAATTTGATGATCCAGAAGCCGGATCAAGTAAACTAACATCATCAGAAGAAGTAATTGTTTTTTCAACAATACTTAAACCGATTCTCAAAGTTGGAAATTTAGAATACTTTTCTAATATTATTGTTTGAGGTTTAACTGTAACAAAGTTTCCTATTGCATATTTTGTTATTGTTCCATCTAAATTTGCAATTTCATTATAACCATTTAATACATAGAAAACGCCTTCTGTGATACCTGCAGTTGAAGATCGACCTCTACAAATGTTTATGCCTCCATTATCTGCAACTCCTATTGTTGTTGCTGCTGGAGATGAACTGGTCAAACCATTCTTTATATAAACTGTCATTGCGTCAGTAAAATTGTCACCTGACAGATAAGTAATTATTAATGTAGGAGGATCTCCTGGAAAATTAACATTTCCTGTTTCTTCTGCAACCGCTATAACTTTAGCTTCAACCGTTCCTGAAGAATCTGTAATAACCTTATTCAAAAATCTATTAACATCAATTGAAACTCCTTCAAAAACAGAGTTTAATTTTAACCAAGCAACGTTTATGTTATTGTATGTAACTTTACCACCAGAGATAGGCGTGTTTTGTGAATATATTGCAGAAGCAAATTTAGTTACTTGATTTTGTAATTGAGTTTGTAATTGAGTTAATTCTCTGGCTTGTACTGCGACACCAGGTTTGAAAAGAATCCTGTGATAATTATTATCAGGATTAAAATCGTCATAGTAAGGTTCTACATTGTAATTTTTCATTTATGTGCCCTAAAAACTTAAAACTAATCTTAATTGTTCGTTTCCGGTTGAACTTCTTTGAACGGGGGTTCTGTTTTCATAGTATACCATATAACCAGATCCTATTGCAAACTCTGTTGGTTCATATTGCGTCAAAACTCTTGATGTTCCAGAATTGGCTCCATAGATAGGTGCATTTAATACTGGATCACCTTTTATATTTATCAACGAAACTATATTATTTGAGGAATCAAAAGAACAAACTCTAGCAGAAAAACTTGGAGAATTTTGGTTACCTTGATAGATAATTTCTCCAGAATTATAAGATCCTACACCAAAAGAAACATAAGCAAGGTCGGTTGTATTATAAACATCTCTTGTTGGTACCTTCCCGTCTTTTAATTGAGGGTTTACAATTATTCCAACTTGTCTAAAATTTATGTCTGTTGGTACCAAACCACCTTCTGAACCTTTTATATCCGCACTAATCATTATGTGGTTACATCCCAATTCTGATATTGGATCGGATCCGTGGCCACCAACCGAAGAAACTATTGGTATTGCTATAGCATTTGATCCTGTGAATCCTGCAGGTAAACTGATTGTAGCTGAAGCATAAGAATAATTGTTTCCTGTGTTAGTAACAATTATGTCCTGTACTCTACTATTAACAACATTAGCGTAGGCAGTTGCGCCAGTACCGTCTCCAGAAATATTCACTATGGTTGTATCTGGTCCATTGGCATAATTATTGCCACTATTTATTACATTAATTGCATTTATTGTACCAAATTTTTCTGCTCTAAGTATGTCTCCACCTTTTTGTGTGGCAGGTAAAGGCATCCAATCATCATCAAAAAAGTCTTTTTTCAAACCTTTATCCAGAGTTGCCACATATATCCATTTATAACCATCATTTAAATAAAGTGTCTGGCTTGGTTCTGTTGATCCAGGTTGAAGTATTGGTTCTACTGTGGATTGTCCGCCATTATTATTCCACAAACATTTGAATATCTGATCGTAACGGTTTTTAACATAGAATTTTTTAGTTATAATTTTGTTTTCATCGACCGTAAACATATCTTCATAATCTTTGTAGTACTGATAGACGGTATTTGCTGTCCAATCTATTCTTCTGACAACTGGACACATATTTGATGATGTCAACAACTTCGCTGCAATTATATTTTTAAAAGTATTTTTTAACACAATTTGATTTTGTGTTGGAGAATCTGGATCATTTTCATTTATCCAAGGTTCAACTCTACCAATAAAAATATAAGAACTGGTTGTATACCTAGGCACATATCCTGTACCAGAAATAACGAAAAAATAATTGGATTCAACTTGTGAAGTTGATCCGTATGTAGTTAATAAACCTTTAGTTATATTTGCCATGATTCTATTTATTATGTGTTAAAAGAACTTATCCAAACATTACTTGTTCTTGTATTTTGACGATAAGTTAAAAGACCAGTTTGTGTATTTGCGTAAGATCCTTCTATTATTATTCTTTCAGGACCAATAATTTCGGAGTTATATTCTATAGGTTGATCTACACCAACAATTTCTCTAAATTCAGTATTTGCAAAAGAAACACTATCAAATGTTCTCATAAAATCGCTAAGATAAGTAACATTATTTCCTGTTACTATTGGCCAAGCACTGGTCAAACTGTTAATATATATTGAGGATGAATTTGCAGTTACGGATGCAATAGCAACATTAGGAACGGTTGCAACCCATTCATCCTTTAATGTTATGGTATTTGCTGTTGCTCCAGTAATTTTAGAATGGAAAGAATAACCACTTTGAATATAAGCTGTGAAGTATGAATTTGATTGTACATTTACTACATTGGCAATATTTGCGCCATTCAAATTGGTGAATATTATAGTATTTGAACTATTTGCATCTAATTGTGCAAAA